GTTCAGGATTTAATGTTAAGAAATATGTTAAAAATTATATTAACACAGCAGGAAATAACACACGTTACGGTAGTGGTACTGGCGAATCTATGGCAAGTTATTTTGCAGATCGTTGGGTTACTGAAAGTGCTAACCAAGAAGATGGGTCAGGTACTTTTGGACGTAAAGCACAGCGTAAAGTTGTTGTTCAAGCATTACAAGCAACAGTCAATAGTAATCAAGACATTAGAGATGACGAATCAAGATTGTTTAACTTAATGTCATGTCCTTCGTATCCAGAACTAATAGGCGAAATGAAATCACTAAACTATGACAGAGGCTTGACAGCATTTGTACTTGGTGATTCACCATTCCGTTTAACAAGTGACGCAACATCTATAAACAACTGGGCAACAAATACTGCACTAGCTGTTGAAGATAACGATAATGGACTTGTTACTTCAGATCCATACCTAGCAGTATACTATCCAAGTGGATTTACAAGTGATAACTTTGGTAACAACGTTGTTGTACCATCCTCGCACATGATGATGAGAACTATTGCACTTAGCGATCAAGTATCGTTTCCATGGTTTGCACCAGCAGGTACAAGACGTGGCGGAATAACTAATGCAAGTTCAACAGGGTTTATAACTAGCGAAGGCGAATTTAAGTCAATTGCACTTAATGAAGGCCAAAGAGATACACTGTATCAAAATGCAGTAAATCCAATAACTTTCATAACAGGCGCAGGATTAGTAGCATTTGGGCAGAAAACAAGACAATTAACTGCAAGTTCGTTAGATAGAATTAATGTTGCTAGACTTGTAATTTACTTACGTAGTCAACTTAACACACTTGCTAAACCATATTTGTTTGAACCAAATGATAAAATTACACGTGATGAAATCAAAGGCGCTGCTGAAAGTTTGATGCTTGAGCTTGTTGGTCAAAGAGCACTTTATGACTTCTTAGTTGTGTGTGATGAGTCGAATAATACACCGAGCAGAATTGATAGAAATGAACTACATTTAGACATTGCTATCGAACCTGTTAAAGCAGTTGAGTTTATTTACATTCCACTAAGACTTAAGAATACTGGTGAAATTGCAGGATTGTAAAAAATGATAAATACTTTTAGATTAGGAGCAAATTAAATGGCGATATCAACACTATCAAAAATAACAGTACCTTTGGCTAGCGGAGACTCTGCTAGTAACCAAGGTTTGTTGATGCCAAAGCTACAATACCGCTTTAGAGTGAGCTTGGAGAACTTTGGAGTATCAACACCAACAACAGAACTAACAAAGCAAGTAATTGACGTAGCTCGTCCAAATGTGTCATTTGAAAAAATGACTATAGACATTTACAACTCAAGAGTTTACCTTGCTGGTAAACATACATGGGATCCAATTACACTTAACTTACGTGAAGACGTAAACAATAACGTACAAAAACTAGTAGGCGAACAGTTACAGAAACAGTTTGACTTCTACGAGCAGTCAAGTGCAGCATCAGGACAAGATTATAAATTTACATCACGTATTGAGATCTTAGACGGTGGTAACGGTGCTAATACACCAACTGTACTAGAAACATTTGAATTATATGGATGTTATTTAGAATCCGCAAACTATAATCAGTTAGCATATTCTAATTCAACAGATCCAGTTAGCATTGCATTAAATATACAATACGATAATGCTGTGCAGTCACCGCAAGGTACAGGTATTGGTACTGCTATTGGCAGAACTGTAAATACTTTAGTTACAGGCGGCGGCGCTTAATAACAAAAATAACAGTTCCTAATCTTAGGGGGTACTTTTTAAGTATCCCCTTTTCTTTTAAATACGCACTTTATAAAATGGATAAATATTAGTATGGGAAAGTTCAACGGATTTTTAGACAACTTAGCTAGTGGAGCATTAAGTCCAAAAGGTAACCTTGCAGACTTTAGACATGCAAGTAAAACATTTGTTACTGATGCTTTTAGATTAGCGCCAAAAACAAAATTTCTTTATCATGTATATTTTGATATTAATGATCAACCAGCTAGTATTTTACCTGAGCTTAAATCAAAACACACAAGAGAAATAGGACTTTTAGTAAAATCTGCAGATTTGCCTAAATATACTGCTAATGTAGAAACAAAAAAGAAATATAATAGAATAAAAAATATACAAACTAGTATTTCATATGATCCTGTAAATATTGCATTTCATGATGATAATTTAGGTGTAACAAGTGCATTAATGGAAGCATACTACAGATACTATTTTGCAGACGGAAATTACGGCTCTAGAACAGATGCATATAATAGGAATGTTACTAAAACAGCTGCAGGAGATAACACTTATGCCGGTAAAGAAAGAAACAAGTATGCATACGGTTTAGATAATAACCAAAACGAACCGTTCTTTAATAGTATACAAATTAGTCAACTTACACGAAAAACATTTACAACATATACACTAGTAAATCCTACAATTACTAATTGGGGCCACGATAGTGTAGATTCAGCAGATGGTTCGGGATTAATGCAAAATCAAATGACTGTAGCTTATGAAGCAGTTTGGTATGACAGAGGAAAAGTTGGTGTAGATAATCCTAAAGGTTTCGCAGATCCATCACACTATGATACAACTCCTAGTCCAGCTAGTTTATTAGGTGGAGGTGCTTTAGGTTTAGGCGGAGCTATCGGTACTGGAATTAGTTTATATGATTTTATAACTAATGACGGAGGATTCAATAGCCCATTAGAAGCAGGGTTAGCAGCGGCTAATTTAGTATCTAATGTAAGAAATTTGAGTAGTGATGGTATTAGAGCAGAAGGCTTTAGTTTACTTACTGGTGCAATTGGTGCAGCAGCAGGAACAGACGTTTCGGGTGTTGCAAATACATTTTTTCCAAAAAATGCTGGCAACGGCGGAGCAAAAGATCTTGTTATAGCAACTGCAGCCATAACAGGACTGAAGGCTCTTACCCAAGCAGTAAATAACACTGATGCAGCAAAAGAAAGCGCCGCTAGACTTGCAAATACTAAAACGTTCCAAAATAACGGTGGCACAGGCGGAGTTAACGGAGCAACAGCAGCATACAATGCACTATCGACTTCAGCACAAAACGCACTTAAAGGATCTACATAATGTCAAGCCTACCAAATAAATCAAAGACCTCAGAAGGAAAGACAACAGAATTTTTTGACAAATACTTTACAAAAAAATTAAATTTTCCTAGTAACGAAGTTGATGCTATAATAGGTTTTTTTACTAAAAGAGGATTTGATGTAGCTGCCGCACAAAGCACCGGAACTATTCTTTTAGAACAAGCAAAAATAGATAATGTAAATGTTTTCACACTTTTAGATACTCTAAAAGGTTTAAATGATATACAATTAAGCACAGTAGTTGCAGAAGTACTAAACTACAATAGAGATGCAACATCTAGCGTAGGTTTTAAACGTCCACAAACTGTAGATAAAATCGAAAAACGCAACATAGTGGTGTAACGCTATGGCAAGATTTGCACAGGGTAAATTTACTCTTAAAAATCCAGACAAATATGTAGGAAGAAAAACACCCACCTATCGTAGTAGTTGGGAATTTGCTTTTATGAGGTTTTGTGACGAACATCCTAACGTAGCAAAGTGGGCTAGTGAAGCAATTAGAATACCTTACAAAAACCCGTTTACCGGCAAGCATACTATATATGTTCCTGATTTTTTTGTTTCATATGTAGATCAGACAGGTAAACAACGTGTCGAATTAATAGAAGTAAAACCTGCAAATCAAACACATAGAGATAAACTAGGGAAAAGCAGGGCTAATCAAGCTAGTTATATACTTAATCAAGCAAAGTGGTCAGCGGCGAATTCTTATTGTAAGCAACAAGGTATGATATTTCGGGTAGTAAATGAAACAGATATTTTTCATCAAGGCTCTAGATAGTATAAATATTAGTAGTTAATGCGAGATTATAAATGACTAAAAAACTTGAAGAACTATTAAATTTACCTGATTCAAAAGAAATTATTCAAGAATCTAA